TTGAAAGATTACCAAGTACTATAGAAAAAATTTATGGATATTTGCAGAAAAATCCATTATTTGAAAGTTTTAAGCATTTGGTTTGTAGTGATTCCTATGGATTCAATAAACTTTATGGCGAAGATCAAGATATTTTTTAGTCCCAAATATCAAACGTATTTATTTTCGGATTGGTGAATTGTTTGATAATATTTATAATTGTTTTGAAAAAACTTGGCCTTGGTTCAGGATTTATAAAATCTGTAATTATTGGTTTTGGCATATACTATAATCATATAAAAAATTGAAAAAATAACTCACTATACTTATAAACAATAAAAATGGAAGAATTTAATTTAGACAATAATTTTGACATCAACAATCAATTTATTATGGAAGATGAACCAATAAATTCAGATGAATCATTGGAGATAACATATGCCTTATATAAAATTACGGATGATACCTTATTTTATATCTATGGAGAAGATCCGATTTCATATATTAATTGTGGGATGTATTCTGATAACTCTTCCAATCCAAGTGAAGAGGAATTTACAAGAATTGACATTAAAGATAATCCCAATTTTCCTTCAGAAATATTAAACGAAAATATCAAAATAATTCATTTTAGTTTTAATTTTATTCAAAGAATTGATAATTTACCATCATATATTGAAGAATTATATTTTGATAATAATGAAATCGAATTTTCCTGTTACTCACAATTCAATAATCCCATCGATAATCTACCAAACGGAATTAAAAAAATTACTTTTGGTAAAAGTTTTAACCAACCAATTGATCATTTACCCGAAACAATTGAGTATTTATGCTTTGAAGGGGATTTTAACCAACCAATCGATAAATTACCAAGTGGTGTAAAGGAAATTAGTTTTCAATGTAACATGTGCTTGGATAATATTTCAATGTTTAATCAACCAATAGATAATTTACCGAAAGGTTTGGTTAAATTATATCTTAAACTTTATCGTTTTAATTATCGGATTGATAATTTACCAAAAAATTTAAAGGAACTTCATATATCTTCAGGAACCTTTAACAATCCATTAGATAATTTACCAGAGAATTTGGAAGTATTATTCATCCATTGTGATGAATTTTCACATAATCTTGATCATTTACCCTATAACTTAAAGAAACTACATATTAATTCTAATATTAAACATCCACTTGACAATTTACCTCCCAATTTAGAAATATTTGATCTATCAGATGTAAATTTTAAATTTCCCCTCGATAATTTACCAAATAGTGTCAGAAAAATATGTATCAAGAAATGTAATTATCCCTTTAAAAAATTACCAACAAATATTGAAGAATTTACAATTAGTATGCCTTATGATTATGAAATTACAAATGAAGAACCAATTCCAAATACTTATTGTGATAATGGTAAAAGAGAATTTGTGAAAAAAAGTGGAGTAAATTTTTATTTGTACAATTACAATAAATGTATTGACAATTTACCAGAGGGAATAACATATATTAATTTGGGTAATGTATTTAATCAAGAGATAAAAAAAATGCCATCTACTCTTACTTTTATTAGATTTGGTACAAATTTTAACCAAGGTATTCAAAATTTTTCTAGAAATCTTCGCGTAATAATTCTTAGTAGATATTTTAATCAGCCAATTACAGATGAAGATGTGAATAGTATTTTACCACCACAACTTGAAGCAATTTACCTCGGCTCTAACTTCAACCAACCCATCGGTATTCTTCCAAAATCAATTAAAATAATTCTTTTTGGCAGTTGTTTCGATCAATCTATCGATGATTTACCGGAAGGAATTAAAATTATTTGTTTTGGTTTATCAATATGTAACATAACGGATAAATTGATAAATGTTTTTAGTGGGATAAATTTTGGAAACAAAACAAAATCTATTAGTAAATTGCCAAGTTCACTTGAGAAAATTTACACTAGTCATTCAAATAAACAAATTTTCCAGAATTATCAACATTTATGTGACAAAAACTTTTCACATATTAACTTTTTCGATTTAGTTGGTCTACCAGAAAATATATGAAAGAAAATTATTTCATATATGAAATTTATAATTTACCACCACTGACCAGTCGCAGCATCTACACCAGCCATTACTCCGTGATAAACTGCCAAACCTCCATCAACACATCCCATTACCTTGTTTCCGGATTGGAAATCCTCATAGGACTTGTATCCATCAACACCTGCCTCAATGCCATTGCCAACAGCACCATCGATAAGTCCTCCAGCGACCTCTAAACCAGTCTCAATTAACTCCTTGTTAACCATTTTATATTTAATACAAAGAAAATTTTTTTAAATTGTTTTCTATTTTTCTAATAACATAATAATAAATATCCGGAAATTGCAGCCAAAATATGGTAAAATGAATGAAAAATTGCATATTTTCCTCTATGAATACCGCAGCCTCTTGGTGCACTATTAAAATAAAAGAATATTGCAAACACATAAACTGCAAAAAAATTTGTTGGAATATATCCATATTCATAAAAATTAGAAAAAAAATGATATAATATTCCTGTTGCAGCCATTCCAAATTCAATATTTTGATATATATTAACATATTTTGGATATATTGTCCCTTCCTTGTCTAAATGATATCTCCAGGCAACACATAATGACAATAATGTGTAAGCCAACTGGAAATAATAACCTCTATTATAACATCCCACCAAAAATGGTATAAAAGATAACAATGACACACAACAAAAATCAAATGGTAAAATGGATTCATATGGACATCCATTCGGATCATTTATTTCATATTCTGCATTTTCCATATTAATCACACGATATTTTCCCATTTGCTCTTGCAAGTTTCTAGTAGCCTCCTCAAAATTACACTTATTCGGATCCACAGGAATCCCATATTTAATTTTTCTATTAGTCAAATCATATAACCCAGGATAAATCTTCAAATTCAATGTCTGAGCAATATAATAATATCCTGATCTCCACTCCTTTTTCTTCACGGTCCCTTTTGGGGATAATAACAAAAATTTAGGATTGTCTGGTGTTGAATCTGCATTTTTAAACTGTTCTATTATTTGTGAAAGTGAATTACTATTTTTATTGTGAATTGACGGTGCATATATCATCTTCAAAATCCATCTCAAAGGCGCAAAATACCATTTAACCATATCTGGTCTAACCAAACAATACATGTTTTTTATTCCATTACATTGAATATAAATCATAATTAAAAAAATATCCCAAAAACTTGTATGAGCAAATGTAATAATACCTGGCTCTTTTGGTAAATCATCTAAAATTGGATCCTTCCATCCAAAAATTCGATTTATAATAGTCATAATTTTATAAAAATATTTTTTTTAAATTATTTTTTTATTTTAACAAGATTCCCAGTTAATATCTTTATTATCAAACAAATTAAGATTATAGTTAGATATTCTTATTTTTTTTAAATTTTTTGGTAATTTTTTTATTGGTTGGCGATAATACTTGGAAAAATATAATTCTTCAATTGTATCAGGAAAATTGTCAATAATTTGTTTGTATGAACTTCCAAAAGAAATAGAGCGTATATTATTGGAGAGATTTGGGAGTGGTTTATCAAAGTTCACTCCGAAATTTATTTTTTTTAGATTTTTGGGGAAAATATCAATTGATTCGTTAAAATGACCATATGGGAAAAAAGTTAATTCTTTTAAATTCTCTGGTAATTTTTTTATTGGTTGATTAAAGTTCCATCCCAAAGACAAATATTCGATACTGTCCGGTAAATTATCTATAAATTGATTATACGAAATTCCAAATTTTATTTCTTTTAGACAATTCGGTAAGTTATCAATTGGTTGATCAAAATCCTTACCCAAATATAAAAATTTGAGACTATCTGGTAAAAAATTAATTGGCTGATTAAATCTTGTTGATAGGGCCAAATTAATTACAGTATTCGGTAAATTATCAATCGGATTATTAAAATAATTGCCAAAATCAATATCTGTTACACCAATCGGTAAATTGTCGACTGATTGATTAAAAAAATATCCAAATTTCACTTTCTTGTATTTTGAAATAACATCTAAATGTTCATTATTCAATGGTTCATTAAATAAATATTTGAATATAACCCAATCATCATGAATATCATATTCTTCATCCATTTTATTGTGTTATTAATTATCATACAAAAAATCAATTTTTAAATTTTTCATTATCTATTTATAAAATTCAAATATTCCATTTTACTGACAAATTTTCAAAAAAGACTTGATCTTTTCTTGATACCTCGTGTAAGATAAGAGGTTTGATAGAATCTTTGTCAGGAGAAATGTGAAATTGACCATATATTTGTTCAGATTCACCTATTTTTTCTCCATTTGAATTGAAAATCCAGATATTGTCGTAATAACGGAATTTTGCGGTGAAAAATGTTGATCCATTCTCCAAATGATGATAATTCAAATTAGAAATGTTTTCGGGAAGATGGTGAATTTCTTTAAGATTTTCATTTTGAAATACCATTAAAAACGGTGCCTCCCAATTTCCTCCTATCGACTCCATCGCCTTCTCATCATGTCTCAAAAACCAAGAATTCCCATATTGCCCTCCATACTCCACAAAAAACATCGATATATCCTTATATTGGACACATGAAAGACATTGTAATTCAGACTCTTCTCCATTTTTTTTGTTGTTTTCATAAATTGATTGACAAATTTCATTTATGCCCTGTATCGTAAGTCTCGGAAAAAGTTTATCCTGACACATACGACTCCATAACTCTTTCTTATCAACTTTCGGGATCTGCTCCCAAGTATGACTGAATAAAAATTCAGTAATTTCATTTGACATAATCAAATCAGCTGACATAGTATATTACATTTCTTAAACAAATTATCATTTTTTTGGATCAATTTTTTATAAAATAAATAAAAAAATGATATTAAATTTAATAATATATTGTGAATGTACATAAATGAACTCTAAAAAAATAGTTTCAAAAAAAACGGAAGATAAACTTGCCAAATTATATTTGGGGCTACCAGTAGAATTACAAGAAAATGTTGTAAAATATATCAACTCTTTCTGTAAAAAAAGATTTATTAGTCAATTCAAAACCCCTCAACTTGATCAAAAATTACAATTTTCACCGGTGAGAATTGATGGAAAAAACTACATTATTGTTTACAACATAGATGGATATATTTGTAAATTGGATAAAGAGGGGAAATTAGTTGGAGAATTATGGACAGGTTGTTCTGGAACAGATTTAAATTTTTTCTACATTTGTGGTAAAATTCTTTATTTTGTAGATAATTGGGCAAAGTATTATGACGGCTGTGAAAAAATATATGTTATTGACTTGGAAATAATGGAATATATTATTGGAGAATATGAAGATGGATTCCAGTTGAAGTTTGATTGTTCAATAAAAAAATTATATGCCAATGATTATTATGTGGTAGTTATTTGTAGTAACAAAACTTTTTTAATTTTTGATTGTCAGGAATATGAACTAAATTTTACAGGGTCATTATTTTTTGAAATAACTTCTGTTTTGATAAAAGATAATTTTTTGATATTGGGAACCAATGATGGATATATGCGTATAATTGATTTAATTACTGGGGATCCAATAAGTAGAAGAGTTTATTTTACGGATATCGATGAGTTCTTTTATTCTGTGATAGATTTAATTGAGTATCGAAATTTTATTTATGTTTTTCTGAAGGGTAAAAAAATCGGAACTAATGAAAAAGTAGTTTTAATTGTTACCTATAATTTGGAGACAGGGGAAATTGTTAATAAAAACAAGAAAATGAATAATGCAATTTTTCTGAATGCTTTTATTCATCAGAAAATTTTAGTTTGTGAAATTTTAAATGTGGAAACAAAAATGCCAAATCTTTATTTTTTAGATCCCAGAGAAGAGCTAAAACAATTAAAGATTATCCAACAAAAGGAACATCAAAAGTTATATCAATATGATGAAGAGATATTCTATAATGATCAAAATTATGTCTATAAAAAATATTCGCTGGGAAATACGTTGTTTTTTGAGAGCAAATGTGGAATTGAAATATGGGGATATTTTTTAGACGAGAAATCTTAGAATATTTTTATCGAAATTAAGTTCTATTTACCAAAAATATATTCTTTTATAACTATATAATGAGATGCATTAATGTTGCATTATTGCTTCTTAGCTTGTCCCTCGTGACAGCTATTCCTATTAAAATAATGGAAAAAAATAGCAAAGTTGTTGAGGAAGAGCTTTTGCCTGTGAATAAGACGATTGAAGAGGAGATTATTGAATTTCCGAAAGAGAATTTACCAATTGAAGAGGTAATAGTAGTAATAAAGAAGCCTGAAGAATCGAAGGAAACATTTACAGGTCCTCCAAAAGAGGTTAATGGTAGAAAGTTATTAGAAGCTGAAGATGATGAAGATTTAGCTTACGATGGTGATTTTAGTATTTACCCAGACAAAGAAAATATTTACCTTCGACCAGGCGCAGTTCCTGCACCAATCCCTGTGAACAGTCCAGCTGGAAAAAAAATGCAGAAACTAACCCAGAACAAACCAGCGCAATCTCCGACTGCTGCGAAAACGGAGTGGAATTCACCAACCATCGTCACTGGAACTGCTGCACCTGGAAGTATTAAAATGAGAGTAAAGGGAGGAATTAAACCAGTTGTTGCATGGGTTCCAGCACCTAAAACAAAAAGATTTGTGGATGAAGAATCTACTGGTGAAAATGAGTTCCTCGAAGAAGAAGATAATGAAGAATTATTCCCTTCTAGTTCCAGAAGACTTTTAAGAAACAAAAGACCTGCACCAAGATCTGCTCCTGCACCAAGATCTGCTCCTGCACCAAGACCTGCACCTGCACCAAGACCTGCACCTGCACCAAGACCTGCTCCTGCACCAAGACCTGCACCCGCACCTAGACGTGCTCCTGCACCAAGACCTGCACCCACACCTAGACGTGCACCCACACCTAGACGTGCTCCTGCACCAAGACCTGCACCCGCACCAAGACCTGTACCCGCACCAAAATCTGCTCCTGCACCAAGACCTGCACCAGCACCAAGACCTGTACCCGCACCCAAACAAGTACATGTACATTTAAATATTCAAAATCATAAAAAATCTCATGATGCAACTTCTGAAAATAAAAAGAAAAAAGAGGCAGAGAAAAAAAAAGTTGAAGAAGAAATGCGAAAAGCTTTTGAACTAGAAAATAAAAAGAAAGAGGAAAAAGCAAAGAAAGAAGCTGAAAAAAGAAGAAATGAAGATGAAAAGGCAAAGAAGAAGGAAGCGGAATTAAAGAAGAAGAAAGAAGAGGAAGAGAAAAAGAAAGCTGAATTGAGGAAGAAAAAAGAAGAGGAAGAGAAAAAGAAAGCTGAATTGAGGAAGAAAAAAGAAGCTGAATTGAGGAAGAAAAAAGAAGCTGAATTGAGGAAGAAGAAAGAAGAGGAAGAGAAAAAGAAAGCTGAATTGAGGAAGAAAAAAGAAGCTGAATTGAGGAAGAAGAAAGAAGAGGAAGAGAAAAAGAAAGCGGAATTGAAGAAAAAAGAAGCCGAATTGAAGAAGAAAAAAGAAGCCGAATTGAAGAAGAAGAAAGAAGAGGAAGAGAAAAAGAAAGCGGAATTGAAGAAAAAAGAAGCCGAATTGAAGAAGAAAAAAGAAGCTGAATTGAGGAAGAAGAAAGAAGAGGAAGAGAAAAAGAAAGCGGAATTGAAGAAGAAAGAAGCCGAATTGAGGAAGAAGAAAGAAGCCGAATTGAAGAAGAAGAAAGAAGCTGAATTGAGGAAGAAGAAAGAAGCCGAATTGAAGAAAAAAGAAGCCGAATTGAAGAAGAAAGCTGGAAAGAAGAGTAAAAAATCAACTGATAAAAAAAGTAAAAAAGATAAAAAATTAATCAAGAAATTTAAAAAGATTATCAAAGGTGGTAAAGAAATTTTAGTTCCAATTAATGAAGGCCAAAACTTACCAGCTGCTAATTTTCAACCGATAGATCAAGTGAGTTCTTCTGACTTTCCTATTAAATTAACTGTAGATAATGAATTCGACCTCTACGTAAATGGCGAACATCTAGGCAGTGGTAATACTTGGACTACAACTTACCCATTTAACCCAGTTTTATCAGAAGTTAAAATGATTGCAATTGCTGCCAGAAATACCGGTGGTCCAGCTGCAATTATCGGAGATTTCGGCGGTAAAATCTCAAAAGCTTCAGAATGGAAATGCAAAGATTATTTACCTGGAACTGTTCCCGCAAATTGGATGAAATCTGATTTTGACGATTCTGCTTGGCCAACTGCTGTTTCATATGGTCTTAATAAAGAAACAAACGTGTGGATGCAAGTTGGAAAAAAAGCTCGACCTGGAATACCAGGTAATGCTGAATGGTTCTGGACAAATGATAATAACAACCATCATCGCGTATATTGTCGACTTAATGTTGATCTCATCCCAAAAGTAATTGAATCCGTTGATAGTAACCAAATAATACCAGATAATTCACAACAAAATACGATACAACCAACTGATCCAAATATGATGGGACCTCAGATGCAACCAACTGATCCTAATATGATAGGACCTCAAATGCAGCCAATGGATCCTAATATGATGGGACCTCAAATGCAGCCAATGGATCCAAATATTATGGGACCTCAAATGCAGCCAATGGATCCTAATATGATAGGACCTCAAATGCAGCCAGTTAATCTTGGAGCATCCCAACCAACTGTTTCTAGCAGCAATCCAGTCACAGCATCACAACCATCTGTTTCTACGAGCAATCCAGTCACAGCATCACAACCAACTGTTTCTACTAGCAATCCAGTCACAGCATCCCAACCAACTGTTTCTACTAGTAATCCAGTCACAGCATCACAACCATCTGTTTCTACTAGCAATCCAGTCGGAGCATCTCAACCAGCTGTTTCTAATGGAAATTCTGGCATATTGTCACAATCTATTCCATCATTGCCAAATCTTCCAACTATTCCAGAACCATCTTCTACAACTGATTCTCAATTACCAACTGAACAATTGAAGAATTTGTTTGAAAAAGTTGAATCTGCCCTTAAAACATCTAATCCAAAACCAGAAAAACCATTCGTAAGTCAACCAATACCATCAGAATCAGATAACTTACTCGCAAGTGAGACAAATAAGATTGTGTTGGAATTGAATAAGCATAAACATTTAACTTCGAAAAAATTGTCTGTTATTAGTTTGGGATTGAACAAGATTTTGGAAGAAACTAAACAAAAGGAAATTACTGAACTTCGTAATGTCCTCAATAGTGTCAATGAATCGGAACAAAATGTTAATACTGTTTATAAGAAATACTTACACCAAACTGGTACTGTTAAGTTACTCAAAGGAAAAGTAGAAATTTTGAAAGTTACCTTGAAGAAACATTTTGATCAAATGGAAAATGATAGCGAATATCTTAAACAACTTGACCTAATCCGCCCCAAATACTTTAAAACTCTTGAAAGATACAATAAACAACTATCCATCGTCAAATCAACTGTTCAAAAGAGTATTATGGATGGCGACGATAAAAGAAAGATGTTGAAGATTATTGATGATGCTAATGAGCACGCCCAAAATATTACCGGACAACTCTCCAAAGCATTCCTTGAACATTATGAAAAATACAAAAATCTTCTTAATAAAGACTCAGCAGCCTATGAAAGTGAAATGAAAGAATTAACGAGAGAAACCGCTGAACTTACGATCAAAGAAAAAATCAATCATAAATATTATGAAGAATATTCCGAAGCAATGATCTTACTTACGAAATTAAAGAAAACTTATGCTGAATCCAAATCAGAAGCAGAAGATTTCGATAATATCGCCAGAATAATCAAAACTCTCTTTAACGATCCCCAGAAAATTCAATCATTCATCGATGGACCAGTTGATGGAAAATGTGCCAATACCATATTGCGTACCCACATTAAGAACAATCTAATTTAGAAAAATAAAAAATTGATTTTTACAAGAAGTAATTGTAAAAATAAAATAAAATGAAATTGTATCCGATTCCGAAGAAATGTTATGCTTGTTATGGAATCGGGTTTTTATTAATTGTTAGGCAAATACCCTGCTCACACCGTTTCCGAAATAATTTTGAATATAATTCAAAATGCCCAACCTGCTTAAATAAAAATTATGTAAATGAAATTTCACAAAAATCCTGCATAGTATGCAGTGGATTTGGGAAATTATATTATAAACAAATAAAATTAATTATTGATTAGTATAAACTACTGATTAACCTGTTGTAAAATCCATCTGTTAATTTTAGATCAGATCTATATTTTGCAATTTCGGCAGAAACATTTTCCCAGTTTCTTTCAATATTCCAGTTGACAACAAATGATCCATTCGGAGATAAAATACGTCTTAAACAATCAAAATGCACATCCCGCAATTTTTTCGCACGTTTATACATTAAAATTTGACAACTTTTTTCTATCAAATAAGTTGCATCATAACTGGAATTAAAAACGATCGGTTCAACTACATATTCGTGGATATTTTCGTAAATTCCATCCAAATACATTACCATTGAATCAGTAATTTTGGAAACTCCAAAATCCAGTGCAATACTTTTTATCTTGGTTTTCAGTTCTGGTAAAATTACTGGTTTTTCACGTTTGAAAAAATCCGTTACTTTTCTTGCACCAAAATTAATTGCATTTCTCAATTTTTCTCCTGAAAAATGTATAATTATCGAACTTTGCACATCACGTGCATCCATATTTTTTTTTCCTCCATCAAATTCTAATAGAATTGCAGCACCTCTGATAACTTCAATAAGAGATCCGAAATTTCCCTCAACAGTAGCCAAATTACTTCTTAAAGACATTTTTGATTTCTTCCAGAATAAAGTTAAAAGAAATCAATTTTTTTACACTAAGAAAAAACCAAAAATGCAAATAAATACATTTACATAAATAAAAGTAGAGAAGAAGAATGCAAAAGATATCTCTCGGATCTCAACCAAATTAAATGCAAAAATTATATTTCAATTAAATAATCCAATCAGCCGTCAAAATCCTGAATATTTTATCAATGATATATAATGACATTAAATGCTTAAAGGATATAAAAATATCTTCATTATATCTAAAAAATTGATTTAATTATGCCTTATACTGTTTGATATAAAATGGCATTAACGCAGAAAATTTTAGCTAGGGATATTATCTTTTCTCTAATTATTATTCCAACATCATTTTATGTCAATAAATTATATTCATCAAATATTACAAATCAAAAAAATGAAAACTTCTTTTTCACAAATACAAAAGAAGAACCCTGTAAAATTGATGTTAATTTTTATGCTGGATGGATCACATGGATTTATTTTTACACAAATGTTTTTTGTGTAATAAAATTATTGTTTTCAATATACGTTTTTTTGATATGGGATAAAAAAACAGAAGACGATGAAACTAACTTAAATAATATAAAAAGTCTTATTAACTATCTCATTTCACTAATTGGATTTTTCCCTCTTGTGTTATTCTACAAAAGTAACGTAATCTATGGAGAATTTAAAGTCTGCACTCAACCAGAATTGAACAACCTTTTTTGGATGAGTGTAATAGGTTTTGGATGGATACATTTGCATTTTATTTATTTATTATTTTATACGAGTTTTTTATTGATTTTTCTATTTATCAAAGATCTTATGATAGCCGCTGAATTCAAAATGTACCTACCAAAAAGAAAACCCAACAAAATTATTTCTAAAAATAAATGCATCATTTGCATCGATGAATCCGTCGAAATATTACTTCGACCCTGCAATCATATCTGTTTCTGTGAAGATTGCTTCAAATCATTTCAACCAAACCTTGAAGTTAAATCCTGTCCCATTTGCAGAAGTTGTGTAAAGAAATCCGAAAAGATTTTCTACTCGTAAATTATAACTATATCCTAACAATTACCGAATGTCCTGTAATATAACGATTGGCATACTCACATTTGCCCTCAAAATATGTTTCTGTTAATGTCCATTCATACTTGTGAACATTATTTATACAAATGTAAATTACAGTTTTGGTATTTGTTACAAAATGTCTTTTCTCCACGTGTTTGAAATACTCCTCATCAGGCCGCAACAACAAATCCATTATCTCCTTCATTTTCATCTCCTTCTTACCAATTCTTCTTTCTTTTACCAGTAAAATAATATTTTTGTTTCTGTTTGAGAATTTCTGCGCAATCAACTGCAAATTTTGATCTTCATTATCCATCACCAATTTCATTCCCAAAAATACATTGCAAAATCGGTAAATATTTTCTAAACAAGTGAATAACTCACAATCATCATTGCGATAATAAATCATAAAATCTAATCGAGATAAAAAACACGCCCATTCTTCTCTCTCCTCTTTGCCGGAATCTCCTAAATAATATTCAGATTCCTTGTATATCTTATTATATTTTCGCACAAATTCCTGCAATCTTCCCATATCTTTCGGATAATGTGAAAAACCTTCTTTACTCATTTGTTTAGCATCATAGAGTAATAATTGCATAAATCTTAACAAAGAAAATTCCATGCAATCTGTGTAGGTGATGTTGTCATTTTGGATGGGTATGCATTCAGTTGTTTCTAAAACCATGATTCATCATATTAAATATAAAAAATTTCCTTTTATATAGATAAAATGAAAGTAAAAGAAGGAAAATATCTCGGAAAATTTCTTATCACATCTAATCTGAACGATGTTGAAAAAGTATTCATCAAAGGAACAGAAGAATTTGTTAATATAATTAAAAGTAAAAATAAATTTTATGATGAATTGAGTTCAATTTTACCAAATGAATATGTGGTAGTTGAAAATTCAATGGTAGTTAGTTTTGATAATAATGATTTGAATGCATATGATGGTTCAATTTTTCATTATTATGATCGATATGATATTTATGGGATGAAGGGAATTGATCAAACAACGATGACAAAAAAATATTTCCTCCTTTGTTTTTAGAAAAATTGATTAAATAATCGTTTGATTGGAAAAGTAATTATAAAATGTCAAAAGAAAAATACATAACATATTTACATGAACAGAATGTACCAGTTGATGTAGAAAAATTAGAGAAATATAATGCAATACAATTTGGGGATCAATTTGATCATCCAGTTGATAATTTACCGAGTAATATTCGGGCGATATATTTTGGTCAATTTTTTAATCAACCTCTGGAAAATTTACCATCTAGCATAGAAAGAATACATTTTTCCAATGATTCCAGGGTAGAAAAACTATTTAAAAGAATTAAAATTATTAATATTATGAATTCATATGAAATCAAAAGAAGTTCTTAATTTACTTAAAATCACAAGAACTACGCTTACCAGCGAATCTAAAATCTATCCATTTCGGGTGGAATTACAATATCCCATTAAATAATTTA